TCTGTCACCGTTGATTTGTTGTGTAAGTGGAAGATAGTTGACTTTGTATTCCTTCACGTTACCAAAGCTGTAGCGTGTGTTGAACAGTAGCAATCCAAAAGGATATGGCAATGCACTGGGAGCATCGAGATCCACTGTATCACTAGCTAGCATATCTACAATTGCTTGGCTTCCTGTGCTGGTTCCATTGGCTGTCCAACGGGCATCAGCGAACAAAATGCCATTGCTGCTGCTTTGGTCAGTGTTGTCTACCAAAAGCCATTGACTGTTGAACGCATCTCTTTTGTAAATCTTGGGATAATTTTCCAAATCGCTTGTATCGATCCAAATGTCATTATCCACCAAGGGCAATCCACCTGATTGTGTTGTAGGGGCTGTTGCACTTAGAGTAGGTCCGTTGGGATCAGTTGCAGTATAGATATTACGATAGCCCAACCAAGTGCTGCCATCGCTTACCATCAAGTCTACTCTCAAATTTGCATTGTACCACAATGTGTTATTTGCAGGCAAGCCTGATGGTGTTGTGCTGCTTTGGGTGTATTTGTCTCCAAAATCCACAGTGCTGGCTACATAGCTGGGGATTGTGACCCAGGCAGTGCCATCCCAAATCTTCACAAGTAGCACGCCAGTTTGTGTCAATACATCTGGGCCGTTTTCATTGTAACGCACATAAATGCTGCCTACTGTGCGATTGGCACCATACCCTGCATTCGCACTTGCATCAGTTGCATATAGTGGAGCCAAACGTGTGTTCCATTGATCAGTGCCACTGTTGTAACGTTTCACAACAAAATTGGCACCACGATTGCCTGCAACAGTGTTGACCCAAATATTACCTGCTGCAACTTGGTTTAATTCAGCTGGTTGTGGTGTGCCCACACTATAGCCTTGATAAACTAAGCTATTACCATAAGTTATTCCAGTGGGTATGCCAGCTGAAACCAATGGTGCAGTACTAGCATACCCCACCACGTTTGCAAGAGAGAACAATGTGCCTGTGGGGCTGTAGATACGAAGTCTGTTGTCTGCTGTTGCCTCAGCTTTGATCAAATTTGTCAAACCCACAGTTGGGTCAGCATTGATAGCAGCTACAACCGTGGCAATTGTTGTAGGCAGTGGGACAACTGCACTTACATTGATGTTTGCGCTAACACTACCTGCACCAAATCCAGCTGTTACAGTGATAATTTCTGATACGCTTGTAACAAAGCTGGGATTCACAACTGATCCTGTTACACTTTTATAGTAAGTGCTGGCAAGTTTCATGTTGGCGCGGGCAAAGCCACCTAAACCGCTAGTAGTCGTAGTGTCCAGCAGTTGGATAGTATTGCCGCTATAATCTGTCAGCTTCAAATATTTGCTTACACCAATTGTATAGGTAGTAGCCAAAATTGGAGTGCCAGCTAGTGCTGTATTGATATTGGTAACAAAAGTTTCCAAGGTGCCTGCAGGAACGGTGATCGTATACGTTGTGGTTACACCAGCAACAATATGAAACAGTGTGCTAGTACCAGTTACAAAAGTCTGCGTTACAGAATCAGTGCTGGATACAGCCGTTGGTGAAGCAGCCGCCCAACTGTGGCCAGGATAGTCACTTTCTGTGCCGCCTACTGGATACCAGCGACTGACTGTTCCTTGTGCAGTTGTTTGGTTTACCTTTTCAAAAATTTGTACAGCTGGCACCATAACAGACGACGCAAGGCCTTGGACAACACTCACAGCATTGATTGCCAAATCACCATTTGTACCAAATTCATTTGTTGGCACAATGTAATTTTGTTGAGGCTTAGTAGAAGTCAACGGTGCAATTTGTGTATTAGTAAAACCAATATCAGTTAGTAGGGACGCAGGAGCTGCATTGCTGATGTCGATATTGACAGTGATATCACTACCAACCAAGCGAAGATTGTAGACTGTGATTTCGGTAGGAACGGCTGGCGGCGAAACGTTGGCTTTTTCCAGTCGGCTGAAGATTTCAGCTTTGATGCCCTTTTTTGTCAATGTTGTATTGGTGTTGATTTTTTGAACTATTGTGTTCAAAGTGTCTGTCAACTCAATGGTTATTACAACATCTGCAATTTCCAGTGTGCCATTGCCACCAGGAGTGACAATTACAAGATTGGGATTGGTGCACTGTGTTTCACGGAAACATTGCACAATACGTTGAAGCTGTGTTGCAGTGTCAATCACTTTGGGTCGTACAGCACCCCAAGCCAACCCACTGTTTACATTTCCGTTACTGCGGAACAAGCCCCAAGAAGTTGCAGTGAGGTCCAACCAATAGTCGCCATTTACTGGCTCACCAACGGGCTCTGTACCAGTGGGTGCAAGGTTTCCTAGATCAACATCAGCTCGCATAACATAGGCACTGTTAGCCAACCCCAAGTATTGGTAAGCTGAATACAGCCCATACTCATTAAGTTCGTTACCATGCTGTGGTGTGCCAGCTTGGGTGTAAAATTTAGGATTGCCAAAGGTTTGGAGCAGTTCTCTCTGACTTGTTATCCGGTACAACTTGCCAGCATTGGCTTTGATTGTACCTGGGGCAATGCTAGTGGCGTTGCCTGGTTGCGGCTTGTCTTGTGCAGTAGCCATCATAATGAATGGCACAGTGCCAGGGCCCGAACTGGCATAAAAACTCTCATCAATTACTTGTACCTGAACTCCAGGGCTTGTTAGATTGGCCATTTGTACCTCATCAAAAATATCTTGTAGGATATTTATGAAAAGCTACTGAAAAAGCCCTGGTTCAGTCAGCGTGGGCCGGCGTGGATGTGACTGAATTGAAGTCGGAGACTGTCTTGTTGTTCAGCTAGTTCAGCCCATTCAAATGTCAATGCACCAAATTCTCGAACAGACACCCAAACTTTTTCCTGTTGCTCTACTACACCAACAAGGACCCTTCCAACTTGTGCCCACCCCCCATGAAATTTCCAATTTAACATTTGATCGTCAGTATCTGGAACATATACAATGTCATCGGGTTTGGGCAAGGTTGTCACTTAAGCGTCTCCATAAAAGTAGTAACGTTTCGAGTCAAATCTTGAATTGAAGTATTATTTAAGATAATAGAGTCAAAATCTGTACCAATCCAATCGCGTTCACTCCTATGAACTCCATGGATTTTTCGCAAAAATGGTTTTGATACAAATTGAATAAATTTGGTTTGTTGATTGAACCAAAGTGATTGATTGTAATAGTCGGGTAATGGATCTCGTCTTACCCAAACAATCTTGCCGCCCAGTCGCTTGATCATTTCAATCTCATTGACAAATCTTACGTCAGTTACAACAACTGATTTTTTAGAGTCTTGGAGAAACAGCTCACAGCGATTTGTCCAAAAGTCTTGAGAAAATTGATTACGTATCAATTCAGTGCCAAACTCTCGCATCATCAAACGAGGAGTAATGGGCTTGCCTAGTTTTTCAGTCCAGTAAGAGTCTTGTGTCTCTCGCCAAACTCTACTTGCTTTTGTTGTGCCTTCCAACAGTTTGGCTTGCCAACCAAACATGCTGCTGAGTGCACTTTTGATGGGTTTGGCAAAACTAGTGGTTGTATAACTGGGATATAGCTCTTGAATTATACTGCCCACAGTGTCTTTGCCACTGCCTTGAAACCCTACTAGCCCTATGATGTTTTTCATATGGCTAGTATAGACAAGTTTCAAGTATAAATTGAGTTTTTAGCCCAAAATTACAAAGCTGGATGGAGTTCCGTTGTCCACGTATTGCAGGAGTTCAATCTCTAGTTTTTCAATTTCTGCAACTGACTCAGTTTTTAAGGAATCGCCTTTAAGTGTTGAACCACCTTGTGGGCCAATGATCTGGCCAAACTTGCTGTAGGCCTCTCCCAGCATTCCTTTGGACACTGCCAGTGTGTAACTTCTAATCCAAGGCCTGCTGAAGGGATCCATGAGAATCATGTCATCTGGCTTCATTTTGTTGACCCAAAGTAGCACAGATTCATCAGTCAACAGTCGGCGTATTATGGTGAGTTTTTTGGTTACAGTGTTGAAGTGGTAGTTGATGTCACGACCAAACATCCTACCAGCTTGTTCTTGATATTGGTAAAAGAGTTCAAATGTTAGTAGGCCAGCAGAATATCCACCCCCAGCACCTGCTTGTAGTAGGTACAGGTTGGTGTAAGCTAACGAGAAGGGGTCAATATAGGTGCCTCCTGTATTGCCTCCCAATCCACGTCGAAAGATTTGTCGCACATCTACTATTTCTTCTGGCAGGTAATATTCAGTTGTTTCTGGCTGCATTTCCAAGAATGCATACGCTTCTTCAACAGCATTTGAACTTCGTTGCCGATAACGCTCTAGGGCAATTTTAACAGCTAGCTGAAAATCTCCAGGCTCCAATTCCACCTCAACCATTGAGCCA